TGAACACCAAGTGTCTGGGCAAGGACTTGGAGAAACAAAGTGGACTGCACCCCAAACACTTTCTTAACTACCAGAAGGAAGTGTCTCACTTTGAGTGCGTCGGGTGCATTAAGGCTGAACCTGCGCAGAAGTCTGGATTTACAGTCTTTCCCACTAATGACCTGGTGAAAGAGATATTCGGTGATGACAATGAGTATGAACCACCCAAAATGTCTCCTCCATGGAAGCCCTACCAGAAATTCATGGATAAAGCCAGAACGCCAATGAGCATAATAGATCCTGATCTGATGAACAAAGCGCTCCAAGATTACAGGGAGAAAATTGCTCCAGTCGTCCTTTCCGAGGAGTGGAAGGGAAAGCTCAGACCATTGACTGATCACGAAGCGCTGAATGGCATACCAGGGCGGCGTTTCATGCCAGCTTGGCCAATAAACACCGCGCCAGGGTTACCCCTAACCGGTAACAAGGAGCCATTCATAGTGCGCACTGAAGGTAGCGATGTGAAAGAACTGTCAGAAGCGTTTAAAGCTGAATTGGAAATAGACAGACAAAAGTTGCGAGATGGTATCGTTCCTAACCGACCGGTAAAAACGTTCTTCAAAGACGAACCCCATAAGAAAGGGGCCCAAAAGGCGAGAGTAGTGAATGCTCTATCAGGTGTAACAAATTTTGAAATGAGAAGGTTGTTTCTACCAATCATAGAAATGATTGAATTGAATCCAGAAGTGATTGAGATTGCGGTTGGCACAAATGCCAGCAACCACGAGTGGGATCGCATTATGAGGGCAGTAAGGCGCTTCAAAAGTGGCAAAATCTTTGCCGGCGATTTCTCTGGATTCGACGTCCACCTCACCAGAATGCTCTTAGTCATGGCGATTAGAGATGTTTTGATTTGGATAGCACGTCAGAGCGGAAATTACACTGAAGAGGATATAAGATGCATGGAGTTATTAATGGAGTGCATCATCAACTGTTACGTGGTTATGGATGGAGGTATCTTCATTCCATGTCTCGGTCTTTTCATCTCCGGAAATATCATGACTGCAATTGTCAACGCAATTTGCAATTTGTTGCTCCTGAGAGCATATTTCCTACACGAGTACCCTGCCAGATCATTTGCCGAATTCGTGGGCATGCAAACCTACGGGGACGACAATGTTGGTGAGGTATCAGATGACGCCCCGAATTTCACTGTGCTTGGATTTTCCATTTTTCTGGCACGATTTGGCATGAAATTCACGAGATTTGATAAAAGTGATGAACCAATTCCCAACTACTACAGCTGGGAAGAAGTTGATTTCTTGAAACGACGTTCCGTGTTTCACCCGCTGCTCGGTTTTGAGATTGGCGCCCTTGATCCTGTCAGTATCTACCGCATGATGAGGCTTTGTACTCTCGACAAGCGATCCGGACATACAAGTTACACCATTTGTTGCACCAACCTGTCAACATCCCTCAGGGAAGCTTTCAATCATGGTCCCATTTTCTATGAGGACTTTAGATTGAAGTTGATCGAGTTGGCGGAACGTTTGGACATGATTGGTCACATTGAAGGATTGAATCTTTCATATGAAGACCGTGTTCAAGATTGGATGAAAC